AATCATATTATCAATTGCTTCTGCTAATAGCAAATGCTTCATGTATTTTGGATCTCTATTGTGAGTATTAAAAGGAAGTGTTGCTTCTAATTCTTGTAATTTTGTCTTAAGATCTTTTTTAACATCGTATAGTTTTTTAATGTCAATAGCGTCGTATACTTTGAAACCGTATAGGGTATCAAGTGCTTCGTTGATCTTTGCTAATTTCTCATTAGCTGGTTTTTCAAACTCTGATATATTCATAATATTTCCACCTTACTTAACTTATTTATACTTTTCTTTATTTTATTAGGTATTTGTTTTAAACAGATCAACAATTTTGCTCTTATATTCTAATGCAAGATCACGATTTTTTTCAAAATCAAGCTGGTTTTTAGCCTGTTTTGTTTGCTCATCGCGTTTTTTAGCGTCAAAATACATTTTTTTATAGTATGATGCTGTATTTGAGTATTGTACATAATCATTGTATATGTCATGCAATTCAACCATTTTAGGGTCAGTGTACAGTATTTCATCATTTAAATAATTTACTAAACAAAACGCCATTTCATAAAGTTTTATATCTTTTGATACTATATTATTGTTGTTTAAGTCAACTACATCATACATATATCGTTTTCTAAATGGACGTATTTTAATTAGATAATGTCCTACTTTTACACCATGATCGGTTTTTTCAGTAACAAGTGCTTTTTTAAATTTTGGATTAGTTACAGCAATATCTACTACTTCTTTTATCATAGAATCATCTAATTTGTTAAGATTTTCAACTAATGATTTTGCTGTATTGATATTTTTTTGTTTATTTTCAATAACTTCTTCTTTAGATACTTTATCAAGTTTTTTTTCTACTGCATTAAGAAATTCTGAACTACCTTTTACTGGCTCACCCCATTTGTTCATCGTACACCAAAATCTATGGTGTTCTCGTAAATTACGTGCAGTCATGCCGTCAGTTAATTCATCAACATATGCGGCTACTTCGTATCTTTGTTTTCGTTTTTGTCTAAACATATAATATTATTTTTTGTTTTTTGCAATTATATCTGCAAACTGTACTATTTTAGCAAATTCAGGATCTTTTTGCAACTTTTTTATTGATCCTGAAATTTCTTTATCAACATTTTTTATCATTTTATCTGCTTGTCCAGATGATGTCTTTTGTGTGTCTTGTGTACTTTGTGTACTTTGTGTGCCTTGTGTACTTTGTGTGCTTTGTGTAGTTTTTGGCTGAGTATTTGTATTACCTTGCGTGTTTCCTGCTGATGCTGTGTTCTTTGTTACTGTTTTACTTGTATATTCATCAAGTATTTGTTTAACTACATCATCTAATTGATCGTATCCAGATAATAAAATACTTTTTGCACTTTCTGGATCTTCTTCATCTACTGCTTTGGCTAAATTCATATAATCTCTAAGACCTAATGGTTCTGTTAATGATTTAACAACACTAGTTGGCATGTGAACCAATTTACTAACTTGGTTAGTAAATGCTTTTGGGTCATCAATAGTGTTTAATATATCGTCTTTTAAGCTCATGTTAATATTTACCTTCTTCTTAATGCTTTGTTCATTTGTGCTACACGTCTTGATGCTGGGTTGAAGCGTTTTGTACGCAGTGCTTTTCTTGTAATTCTAGCACCCATACGTGCTCTTGTTTTTTTAAGTGTAAATCTTTTTTTGATATCTAGTGGAGCAGAACATACACTAGGATTAGTCACAATTCTGCCTTTTTTCCTGCCAAAAGTACAACGATATTTTTTAACCACCTTGTTTCCCTTGCGGCCAAAAATCAATCTTGATTCTGGTAAACCAACGTTGTTGTCAATTTCAGCAATAATCATCTTATCCTGCCCTATATACTATCGTAAATAATGTAGTCAATAATGTAATGAATAGTGACCCCATAGACCAAATAATAATTCTTTCAATTTTTGTAAACTGTCTATCAGTATTTTCTTCCATTCTATCCATACGTATATCAACTTTGTCAAATCTTTTTTGTATTTCTTCATGTCTTTCATGAGAAACAACAACATGTGTCTCTAAACTCTGTGTTTCCAAAGTTGCTAAATTTTTTGGGTTTCGTTGTGGGTTATTATCCATTTTATAATGTCTCCGATTGTGTAAATTCTAAATTTTTAGATCCAGTTGTTGCAATAGTTCCGCCATTTAATACAACACCATCCATTAAACTAATTAACTTTCCTAACGGATCATTGTTTTCTTTAAATACATCCGGATGCTCTACAGCAAATTTAAACACCCAACCTGCTCCAGTTAATGTTGGGGCTCCGTTGGCATTTAAATCAGAAACGTTAACAGGATCATTTGAAATGATCACCTGTGAAAACATCGCAATCATTTGCACTAGTGAATCAAAATCTTTTTGTGTAGTATCTTGATAACTACCAGTTTGCGTAATATCAATTGAAGTATACAGTATATAAAATTGTAGATTGCTACTGATAAATTCTCCACCTCTTGCCGCTCCATTAATTCTAACTGCCATTATTTTTTCTTCCTTAAATCAAAATTTTTCATTTTGTCTGCGTATGATTGGCCTTTGCCTCTACCCATTTTGTATCCAATATATGCACCTGCCAATGCCGCACCTACAGCCATTGCTTTTGATGGTTTAACTTTTTCACCATCAACATAATCACGTTCACGTGATAATTTTTGTAGTGTAGGCATCAATGATGATTTAGGTGCGTTAGCTCTAAAGTAATTGTACAAACTAGAAACTAATGTTCGTTTTTCTCTTGTTTTTAAGTTTTCCCAATCACCTGCTAAACGTTTCATAGATCTTAATCTGCTATCACTTACAAACAACATCGACTGCAATTGCATTAACATTCTTTTTTCTGCATCTGCGTTTGCACCAGAAGTTCCTGTATGATTTAAAAATCCTTTGATCTGTGACATATTTGGACGCATTCTTTTTAATAATATTTCACTATTTTTTTCATCTTCAAATTTTGTAATTGATCCTTTACCAAACAAGGCGTGTAACATTGCATATAAATCTGTACCATTTGATCTAAAATAATCAAAGTTGCCATAACTTGCTGTTCTGTTGGCATAAGTGCTGGCTACATTTGAATATTTAAATTCTCTGTTTAAAACTTGAAGTGCAATCATGTGTGCAAAGGCATTATCTGCCATATCACGTGCTGAATAGTTTGATAACCCGTGGCGTGATCTAAACATTCTTGCTTCTGTCATTAAATCATTTACAAAATCTAATTCTATTTTTTCGCTTTTCATAAAATTTTTCCTACTAAAATCCAATCTATCCACAACTTTTACTGCATTTCCAATATGGTCAACAGCAACGAATCCTTCTGGATCTCTTACTTTTAGTTCTCCATCTACTTCTTCAAAACTATCAATTGCTTTGATATTTGATAATTTCTTATATAATATGTCTTTTATGGTGCCTAATTTAAGCCACAATGCATAAAAATTCATCATATTACTCTTATTAGTATTTAAGTAATTTAGTCCAATTTGTAGGGCATTTAAACGGCGCTGTCCGGCAGGTCCTTCTCTACCCGTCTTTAGTTGTGCTATTTTTTCTTCTGCTCTACGTGTATAATCAGCAACAAATTGATTGTAAAATTGTTCAGGATCTTGTTGTATAGAATTCTGTTTTATATTGTTATTCATATTCGCCGCAATATTAATTTTTAAATCATTACCAGCATCCGAACCATCTAAAAATTCAAATGCGTTTCCTATTGCACCTAAATGTTTTTGTGCATCAGCAATTGCATTTTCTACCGCTGTTGATTCTTGTGCAGTCATTGTTGCCATACCTGAAAAATCTTTTATATATGCATCGTCAAACCAAACATCAGATGTTTGATTTAGATCTGATAAATCAACTTTAAATGACGCTGACATTTTATCTAAACTTTCACCTTCGTATGATGTATGAAAAACAATACCAACTTTTGCATTTCGTATTTTTTTACCTATCTCTGAATCTGTCGGCACCGCGTAAGTAATTGTGTTTGGTTTAAATGTTATATATGATTTACCTTCAAATGATCTTTCTTGTAGATCACCTTGTGTAAACATTAAGTCGCCTTGCAGTACACCTTGAATATTTAATTTTGATAAGTGTTGTAGAGTGGTATTTAATTTATCACGTAATCCACTTTTGTCTTGATCATTTGCATCTGCATGGTTAGTTGCAATATCTTGTGATGACTTGTTTAATTTTGGACTTTTATTAAACACTCCTTTTGTTCCAATAAAAAATTTACCGTCACTGGGATCTTTACCACAAACAATTGCAGGTGACCCGTCCCACTTTGTGGTGATGTTAAATTTTTTAGGTGAATGCCCTTTTACTATTGTTGATAAATTTTTTAGAAAACGTACGGCTTCAACAGCACCTTTTTTACCTTTAAAAAGTGATAGGTCCTCAAGGTGAGTTAGATGTGTATTGATATCTTCGTTTAGATTAATTTCCGTTAGTTTCATTTTTGCTGTTTAACCTTCTGATGCCACGTTCAAATTTTGCAGGGTCTGAACTTTTAATGCTGTTGACTAATCTTCTAGATAACTCACCAGCAGTGTTTTCATCATATGATTCATACAGCATGTCAATTAAATTGAGAGCAGATGATATAACGTGACTTGCACGTGATTCTATTAGAGCCTCTCTACCACTTTGTGGTACCGATTGGCTAATTTCTTCCAGGATTGATCTAGTGTGTCGTTTCATTGTCATGGGCTCTTTAATTTCCTATACACTTATTTATACTTAAAAGAAGCCTATAAACACTCATACTATAGATCATCCTCTGTAGAGTACTGATGACGTTTGCTTTTTAATATACTACGCAAATTTGCTACTTGTTCTACTTTTTCAGCCACTTGTGCACCTTGATTTTCTGGTTTTTTAGGTGTTATTGTGCTGGTTCTTTTCTTTATACTTGTAGCCATGTTTGATGTTGTCATGTTGTCATCTTCAGCCATTTGTTCCTCTGTTAGATCTGTAATTCTTAAGGTATCTATATTAAATGCCAAGTTAATTTTAGTTCCAACACCACCACTTGATCTTGTCTTCATAAGTTGAATTAAATACCTACCACGTTCACGCATGGCTCTGCTTGTTTGAATACCAATAACATTATCTGCTGTTTGTATTTTTGATAAACCACCAGCAATATGTGAATGATCAAATTCATTTGATTCAACACTTGATCTATTTAACTGCGATGCTGTTGCTAATACAATCTGATGTTCAACTGCTAGATTACGCAATTCTTCAGATACATATTTGTCTTTGATAAACAAATCGCTAGGTGAAACTCTTTTTGAAATTGGCATCAATAGATCTAAATAGTCAACACAAATACAATCTGGTTTTGTACCAGTTTGTACTTCATATTCTTTTAAATAACTACGCAAGTCATTCACAGTTGCACCACTGCTCATATATTTTAATTGAAACTTACCAGACTTCTGTCCTTGCATCCTAACCATTAAATCAATATCATCAATTTTCTTAAATATTTCATTTGATGCAACACCAGTTGACATACTATCAACTCTCATAGAACTTAATTCTTCACTCAATTCAAAGGTAAAGTATATTACATTCATACCAACATTGGACCAGTTAAGTGCAATATTTTGTAAGAACAAACTCTTACCAGCACCAGATTGTCCTGCAAAAATATTCAACTCTCCTCTGTTAAATCCACCATAGAGTTTTTGATCTAATGCTGACCAACCTGTGCTTATTGTACCATTATTGTCTTTAAGTGATAACAATCTTGCTTTTGGGTCTATAAAATAATCTGTACCTAGATCTTTTGTAAGTCCAATTCTTACTGCATGTTTAATTTTATCTTCTACTTGACCATAATTACCATTCTCTAATAAATCTGCTGATTGTATGATTGCAAGTTCTAATGCTTTGTGTCTGCAAAAAGTTTCAAACTCATCAAAGAACCAATTTTTATGTCTTTCATCAATGTCAACCTTGTTAAGTTTAACACCACACGTTGCTTGTATTTGTTCTATAGTTGGTAATGCATTATACTGCTCAGAATGTTCTAACATAAATTTTGCTACACTAGACAACTTACGTGAAAAGTATTCTACTTTTACAATATTTTTTACTCGCACAAACAGTTCAGGATCTGTTGCACAGAATTCTAAAAACAGTCGTTGCAGGTCTTCGTTATAATCTTTTAGTTCATTCATTAATATATACTACACATTTTCTTTTTGTTTTTCAAGTCTTAAATATTTCCAACTATATGGAAATTCTTCATTGCAGAATTGATCAATTGAATCTGCTATTTCTCTTGTTTCTGCTTGAGTATCTTCAGCACATCTTAGTTCACATATTCTAGCGAATGCGTATAATGTACCACTCCAATACCATTCAGTGTACATATTTTGTGGCAATACCATTCTTGCTAATTCAGGAGCAATTCCTTTGGCCAGCATATCATTGTATGTTGTATTAGCATTTTTTATTGTATTAGCGATATCATATTCAATTGTTTCATTACTACTACCTTGTTTTTTATCTTCAGCTCGTAATCTCCAGTTTTTAGGCATATAATATTCTGGTTCATAATCAACATAACGTCTGCTAATCTCATTCCAACTTAAACCTACTTGGTGCTTTACCAACTGCCTAGCAACAAATATAGGTGCTTTAATCCTAAACTGTACACTACAATGTGCAAATGGTGACCAATGATTATGTTTTGCTAAAAATGAAATTAACTTTTCATCTGATGCTTCAAACACTTTTTTGTTTTTTCCAAAACTTACCCTTGCGGCATTTACCACAGTCAAGTCACTTCCCATTTTATCAATTAATTCTACTTCCATTATATTTCTACTCCAGCCCCAAATAATTTTAACATTTCTAATACAGTTCTGTTTTCATATACCATTTCAAATAATTCTGTTACTGTAACTTGTAACTCTACAATTTGATATGCTAGATAAAGATTTGATAAACCTAATACTAATAAAAAAATAATTAGTAATGTTTGGTTCATAAAATCCTTTAATAAGTTGAAACAATCTTATCTGCAATACCGTACTTAACTGCTTCTTTGGCACTTAACCAAACATCTTCAGCAGGTAATAGTATTTCTCTAATTTTCTTTTCGCTCAAACCAGTACACTTTTTATAATGATCTATCATCCTTGCTGTACTCAATTCAAACTCTTTTACTCTTGCAAATAGTTCGTGTTCTTTACCTACACTGCCCCAACTGTATTGATGTGATAGTATAGATGTGTTTGGTGTGATTACTCTGCGACCTTTTGTACCACTCATAAATGTTAATAGTCCACACGATGCAATCATACCAAGTCCTACTGTTTTCACAGGAATCGCTGACCCTTTCATTGTGTCTATCAATGCAAATGCTGAATGTACTTGTCCTCCTGGAGAATTAATTACTAATGTTAATTCTTTTGGTCTTGATGAATCTGGCAATAAATTTTTTTCGATTATTGCTTGTATCACCGGTTTAGTTGAATTACTATCAAAGCCGTCACTAAAATACATAATGCCTGCTTCCCACATCATCATGCCTGGCTGTAGTGGTTGTTGTGGTTTGTCAGGACCAGATTTTTTCTTGTTGTCTTTATCTAAAGTTGCCATTTTTTCTCCTACGCAATTTTTCTTAATACTTCTATTTTTGTTTTATTATTTACCCTACTGTCTATGATGCTTTTTACAGTGAACAACTGTCCATAGTGTTTTACTGCATCTGCACAGTCCTTGATATGATCCTGCCATGGCGGAAAACTAACCGACCATCCATTTTCAACTGCTTGATCAATCAGTGTTGATCCTGCCGCATCTCTATCTGGACATACAATTATTTCTCCATCAAATTCTTTTATCAAATCAATCTGCACTTGATTTAGTTTATTGTGTAACACTGCTAGACCGTCTATGCTTAAAGCATCTAACACACCTTCTACCACAATCAAATATTTTCTTCGTTTACCCAACACATCCATATTATACATATAATTAGGTTGTGAATTAGTAAAATACTTTGGCTTGTCTTTGTTGTTGTCAATTATTCTTGATGTATAACCAACCGTACTGCCATTGTAATAAAATGGCACAATAAATCTTCTATTCAAATCTAAATATGTATCATTGCACCAATAAAAATCACCAAAGTGATCTAAGCCTCTGTCAATAATATGTTTGTACACCCATATTGCATCTTCAGGTGGTGTGTCTTGTTTTATTATTTCTATCAAGGGTTTCGAGCCTTTTGGCAATTGAATTTCTCTCCAACTGACTTTTGGCTTTGGTTTTTCTTCCACGTCTGGATTATTTTCTTTTTCACGTATTGCCAAAAGTTGCAGTCTTCTTATTTCATTATCAGGAACTCCAATGCCACGCAATAATCCAACCATCTTTTTACCAAATGTTTTACCAGGCTTATAACTTGTGCTAAAACCACAGTTAAAACAATGATACACTACTCCGTCAATGAATCTAAATCCACCTCTCGAACGTGTATCTGGTCTTGACTGGCCATTAGTCGTACACATTGGACAATTTATTGTCGTCCATCCGCTAGGCGTTTTTTTTCTTTTGCCTGGCATATGTGTAATTATTGTGTTTTGTAGTTCCATGTGTTATATATTATAACACTTTTGTCAAAAAGTCAATTAAATCCTGTAGGTATTATTTCCAGTGCGTAAACCACTAATACCAGTTAAATCCATTTTAAATCTATTTGGCTTGCCATTAATTGCCTGTCCTATTTCTGTACATACATCTGCTGGATTCATATTTGATTGTTTAGCAAATCCTAATATTTTTATAGTTCTATCATAAACTGATTGTATCATTTGGAATGATTCTTGCTCATTTCTTGAGTTTAATATAACACCTGCTGATCTAAACACTCCTCCTACATTGGCAAGGGTGTCTGGAACATAGGTAATTTTTTGATCAAGTAATTGTCGTTTAGCGATTGTAGTATCTATGATATCCAATTGATTGTTTGCCGCACCACAGATAATTTTACATTTCATTTCAGAGATTCTTGTTATCTTAATATCATTACCTAACGCACAAGGAGAATATATATCAACATCTTGTTTGTGTATATCATCAGTGCTAACAACCTTTATCATAAAAGGATATTTTTTCATTATTGGTTTTAGTAATTCTATTTGGTTACTGTTATTATCAGCAACATATAATTTTACTCCATCTTCTACAAGATAGTTTATTAATTGGTAACCAACTTTGCCTATGCCTTTTACAGCCACAGATAATCCTTCAAGCGAGTCTTTGTCAAACACATATTTTACTGCACCAAGCATGGCATTGTAAACACTGTAAGCAGTACAAGAACTGCCAATGTCTGGATCTGAATAAGTGGTTGTGTATTCTGTATAGTTTCTTAAACGTTGTAGCATATCATAATTAAAGCCAACATCAAGTCCACCATAGTAATCACCTTTAAGATAGTTGATAAGTTCACCTAAATATGGATATACTCTTTTTTCTTGCACAGCAAAGGCACCAATTTCTTTGTGATATGATTTTTGTACTGTTGCTTTTCCACCACTTAATTTTATTCCTGCTACCATACATTTTTCTGTCATTGCTTCTGCGAGTTTTTGTACATCAAAATAAGGTCTGTCATTGTCTTTGTAATTCCAATAACGTATGCCACCAAATGCTGGTCCATTCTTTAATGTGTGGATGGCTATGTAGGCACTGAAATTGCTCGCTTCATGATAACCATGAACCACTCTCTCAAAACCTTGTGTTTTGATTTCCTTGATCTCCATTGGAAGGATTGGCATTTTAGTTCCTCAATAAAACTTTGTCAAAGGTACCACTGTTGCTTGGATCTGGATCATATGCTACTCTAATCCATTTTGCTTGAGTAGTAAAGTTATAAGATTCTATCGCAGTTGTATTTGTAACTGTTACTGATGCATTACCATTGTCTAGTGTGATGTCAAACCAATCTGCATCATTAGAACTTGCTGTTGCATCCATACAACCTTGCACCTTGTATACCCCATCAAAAGAGGAAGTATAGGTTGCAATTGTGTGATTTGTTGAAGTTAAATTTCTTTCTGTTGCTCCAGACACTGCGTTTGAATTATACCATTGTGCTGTATCATATATAAATGTTGACATTTCTTCAGTCACTCTTGGACTTGAACTAACCCCTTCAACCACCTCTAAAGTGCCTTTTGCCGCTTCATTGAGGTCTGTATACACTACTTGTTGCTCTGAACTAGTATTTGTAGTATATAAAGAATAGTTATATAAACCTCCAGATACATCATCTAAATCTGATGCTGGTAAATTGATCTGAGCTAATCCTTGCACAGCATTTGATACTGTTAATGGTCTAGCAATTATTGTTTCACTTGTCACTGCATCTAATACGTTAAATGTCACAGTTAAATTTGTTAGATCAACTGCTTTTCTGTCGTTGTCTTTTAACGCAAACTTCACAGTGTTATCAATACCTTGATACAATTTTATAGTTTTATCATACATTGTTGTACTACCTTGACTTGCACTCGTATTTACTATCACTGTATGAGTATCGTCATATACATATACCGTTACTGTCATACTATGTTTTCCTTAAACTTACATATATTTATGTTGCTAAATAGAACTGACGAGTATATAATGTAAAGAAAATAGAAAATATGGATTACAACGAATTAGCAGAGAAATTTCCTTTTTTATCGTGTATAAAACACGGTCTTAATGAATATGTAGGTATTGTGCAAAATCAAGATGATTTTGTTACCAGCATATATGTATATGAAGAAATTCCTTCAGAATCGCTACGCACTGAATTTTTGCGTTTAGGCGATGTATGGTGGTGGGAGTCAAATAGAATCATTCCTATCAATATATTTTTAGCAGGTGATTTTAATCTATTTCAAAATTATCTTAAAACATTCACTACCAAAGATGTTAAAATGGTATTTGGTCCAACTACAAGTTTGAATAATATTGTAAAGAAAAGAATAAAAAGGCGTCAAATACAATTGGTTAAAAAGGCTACTGATCAATAGACATTTTGTATTTTATGTCCTGATAAAATGCTTCAATTAAAATATCAACAGCACTTTGTTCATCTATTCCTCTACTTCTAAGATAGAATATTTGATCTTTATCAATTGGTCCTGTTGTACTACCATGTGTGCAAACTGTATCATCATTGTTTATATCCAGCTCTGGTTTTGAGAATGCTGTCGAGTCAGTGTCTAATAAAAGATTTTTATTAAGCATATTGCTTTCACAACCTGTTATGTTCTTAGGTATGGTTATCTTTCCTTGGAATGAACTATTAGATTCTTTATTGATAAATCTAAAATCTTGATCGCATTTAGACTTTTTGCCATTGTGTGTCACTGTCGTTACTACGTTTGCATTTTTACCATTACTTTTAAAAAAGCCATACATTTCACAGGTAGCATTTTCATGCAAATTTACATTGATGTTTAGGTCAAATCCTTCATGGTCACAAAAAAATAATCTAGCAGATGCATTAGATTTTATGTCATAATTTAGTACTGCATTGTCTTTTAAATTCACAGTTTCTTTATAATGGTTAGTTATTTCCATTATCCCACTGATCCTTCCATGCTAACTTCTAAAAGTTTATTGGCTTCAACTGCAAACTCCATAGGAAGTTGTTGAAAAACTTGTTTACAAAAACCAGATATCAACATGTTGGTTGCATCTTCTTCTCCAAGTCCTCGCTGTCTTAAATAGAATAACTGATCGTCATTTATTTTAGATGTTGTTGCTTCGTGATTGCAGTAACTATTTTTATTTTCATTTTTTATGTAAGGAATAGTTATTGCAGAACATTTGTTACCCATCATCAATGAATCACAAGCAGTAAAATTTTTAGAATTAGTTGCCGACTTCATTACTTTTACTAATCCCCTATAAGTGTTAGTTGAGTTTCCAGCACTAATACCTTTTGAAATGATCGTGCTTTTAGTATTCTTTCCAATGTGTATCATTTTTGTTCCTGTGTCTGCCATTTGGTGACCATTTGTTAGTGCCACACTGTAAAACTCTCCTACACTATTATCACCCTTTAAAACACAACTAGGATATTTCCAAGTTAATCTTGATCCTGTTTCAAATTGTGTCCAAGTAATCTTTGAGTTTGCACCTTTGCACAATCCCCTTTTGGTAACAAAATTATAAATGCCACCTTTGCCTGTTACTGGGTCTCCAGGATACCAATTTTGTATTGTTGAATATTTTATTTCAGCATCTTTTAATGCTACTAGTTCTACATTGGCCGCATGTAATTGATTTTCATCTCTCATAGGAGCAGTACATCCTTCTAGATAACTAACATAACTTCCTTCGTCAGCAACAATTAAAGTTCTCTCAAACTGTCCCGTATTGGCTGTGTTTATCCTAAAGTATGTTGATAACTCTAACGGACATCTTGTGTTCTTTGGAATGTAAACAAATGTACCGTCCGAGAACACCGCTGAATTTAATGTAGCGAAATAGTTATCTGATTTTGGAATGACTGTACCAAGATATTTCTTAACAAGTTCAGGATGATTATGTACTGCTTCTGAAAAAGAGCAAAATATAATTCCTTTATCTGCCAATTCTTTTTGGTATGTTGTTGCTACTGACACACTGTCAAAAACTGCATCAACGGCCACACCTGCTAGTTTGGCTCTTTCTCCTAGTGGTATTCCTAATTTTTCAAAGTCTTTTTTAATCTCAGGATCAACTTCATCATAACTCGCTGGACCTTTTTTAGGTGCTGAGTAATAACTGATTGTTTGATAATCTATTGGTTCAATATCTAGTGTTGACCAATCTGGTTGCTTCATTGATTCCCAGATTCTGTATGAGTTTAATCTAAAATCTAACAGCCATTTTGGTTCTTTTTTGATTTTTGATAATCTAATTATAACGTCTTCATTAATTCCTGGTGGAAATGTTTCGCTTTCGACATCAGTAACAAATCCTGCACTATATTCTTTAGCAAGAGTATTTTCAATTTTTTTTCTATCTTTAATTTTTGGCATAACATTATTTACTCTGATTGGCCTGCTCAGTAAATAAATTTAATTGCACAACGATTGCTAGTGCATATCCAATAGCATGACTTTTTTTAAAATAATAAGAATCATCTGTTGGTTTTTTCCAAACATTTTCTTTTATGTCACTCCAGTTTTGTTTGAGTAGATGTCTTTTTGCTGGACGTATTATTGCCAAAACTGCCGCTAATTCTTCAATTGATTTTGGTCTTAGTTTGTCAATAATATCAAAATGATTATGTATATGAAAAAGTTGTTCTACTATTTCTTTATGTTCAAGCAAACTCCAATCGGGTTTTTGATCTACTAATTCTTGTAGATGCTTTTCGTTTTTGACTCCATCATACACGCCAACGTTAAGTATATCTAATTTAAAATATCCTCTGTCTTCTGCTTCTTTGTAATCTATGTTTGCAGAATTAGTAAACGGATGCACAGGTATATCTGTAAAGTAAACACCAGTGTTGTGTTTTTTGATCTCTCCATCTTTTATGATACTAGCAGGTGTATGTTTTAGTTTTTCTAACAAAACATCTCTGTCCTTTACGTCAATATCAATATCTGTTTTTGCTATGTTTACCATTGATTGTGTTTTGGGTCTTTCTGTTGTTTAATTTTTTCTTTAGATAATTCTTCAATTGCTTCGTATTCTGATAATGGTGTTGACAGTATATTTTCTTCTATGTGTTTTTCTGCTTGTTCTTTTGATATTCCAGCATTTGCATATTCTTCATCTTCACTCATCGGAAAACTTAATTCTATCTGTTCTTTCTTGTCATCAGTATCATCATTATAACTATCCCATGATGTTGATGTTGTATAGTCTCCTAAACTTATTCCGCTACCTGTGAAAGAATAGTCTACTCCAAAATCATCATTTTCTAATCCAACTCCCCAAGATGATTGTTGCAGTTTTGATAATTGCCTATTAACATCACTCATACTAGTTTTCCAATCATCTAATTTTTTACGTTGTCGTAGTACTTCATCTTTGTGTACCAAATGCACAAGTGTTTTTAATTCTTCCCATTTTTCTTTTACGGTTTCATTATCACTGTTGTCAGCAACTTTGGCTACTATCTCTGGTATACCATCATTTAATTTTGTCATTACAGCCCCGCCTTTTCTAGAACTTGTTCAACAAACTGAACATCTGATTGTGCCATTTGAAATTTAGCCGTCCAGTAATCAGGATCAATATAATCATGTACCAATCCAACCTGTTCATTGTTTAATCGTTCTAATAGTTTAACACCGCTTTCACAGTTATACAAGACCCACGGAGATAGTTTTCCAGATCTAATAAAATGTACTGCCCTATTTGGTGTTAATGTTTCTAAACAATTATTAAATTCACTGTTGTTATCTATACCCCAACGTTTCATTATAACAACTGCACGTTCTACTGCCGTTTGTGCTTTTTCTTTTTTCAAATGTTGTTTAATATATTTTTCATATACTGAATCTAGATGCCAACGATCAATTTTTACCATATTTTTTAATAGATAATCAATATAACTGCTAGGATCATCTACATGCACATCATACAAATATCTACCAAACTTTGTGAATGCTGTATAATATTTGCTTTTGGCAAAGTCATCATATGTTCTATCTTTTTGTGTTTGTGGCATAGTTGATTTATAAAAGTATTGATATGCTCTAAATGCCAATTGTACAAAACGTTCATCTTTTTGTTGATAACGTCTTTTTGGTTCACACAAATGTACTGATAGTGTTGATTCTTTTGTAAATTTTTTACTACAATACTTACACTCAAACATTATTTGCCTATTTCTTTAATTTCTTTGTCTGTCCATCCTTGTTGACGTGCTAGTTTTTTAAAGCCATCAACATCATTAATCATTTTCAATGCTTCTATTTCATCTGTTTTTGCATGTGGAAAACATTCTGCCAGCAGTTTATCTACACCAGTTTTTTTGCCTTTGCCTTTGGGTGCTTTTACCCAAGGATGAAACATTTTCTTTTTAATACCCGCTAGTGATAACAACTTCCAAAATAGTTCTGAATCACCTTCATGTTTTTGTGTTATACCAAAATGTTTGTTGGCAAAATCATTCACAGAAAGTATGTAGTGTTCTTTAAATGCTTTTTGCCCTTGTACATTACTTGTAAATCTCATTGCTGTGTATGGTGAAAATGTTTTCTTTTCTTCATCATCAAGTGTATTATACCACTTTGAATTTGACATATCAATATTATACAACATTTGATTTAGATTTATTTTTTTAGTTGTTGCCATTAAAATATTTCCTCAGCAATACCTAAAACTTCTGCTGATAGTAGCAAAAGTCCAGCCGCTAAAAAATTACCAGTCATTAAAAATCCACATCCTACTATTCTAATAAAACTTTTTACTAGACTGATATAAAAGTGTGCTTTGCTAGGATCTTTGGTTGCTATTTTCATATTAGATCTCCTACTTGTATTACATCAGGAATTTGGTTTAATTCTTTAGCAAAGTAAACGCAGTTTGGTTTATTTCCTGCTCTCAATGGTGTTGTTAATACATGTCCATTTTTTAGTTTAGGAAAAAACCATTTTACTTCCTGAAATACATTTATTATTTTAACTTCTTTAAAGTCGTGTGTATACCCCGAAAAAGGATTATATGTAAATGCTTCAAACCCTCTATCATTTAAACTGGTTAATGGAATCATTTCACATTGCCCCATTTCTTTTTCTCCAATCATAATACTCCAATCCATAGGCATTTCTAAAGTTTGTCCACCAATATCAAGTATTACCGCTGGTGCATTAAATGATTCTAAAAATATAAGTGGAATATAAAAATAATCCAATGCTTTTGGATTAGTACAATCTAAAACACAGTATTGTAAATCATCTACTTGATTTGGTACTGCATTTAAGTTATAAGTATCATTGTCAACTGTTAATATGTTCATTCTATGTTTACTTTCTCAATTGTGTAAGGATAATTTGCTTCTTTGTAAAACTTTTTCCTTGTTGTCAAATGACGTTTAGAAAACTTACAAGCACTTGTTATATCCCATATTTCTACATGGTCTTTATCTTCTGCTTTTCTAATACCTCTACCAATTGACTGTATTACTCTTACAAAAGACTTACCTGGTTCTATCAATACCAAGTTAAATATTCTTGGCAAATTAATACCCACTGCCGCTACACCATATGTGGCAATTATGACTTTATGTTGCTCTGTGGCAATTTCATCATATTCTTCTTCTCTATCTTCTAATTTAGTTCTACCCTGAATAAACACTGAATCAACAATTATATCTTCTAATGCCTGCCCTGTTTTAATTCTATCAACTAAAATAAGTGTATTTCCTTCTGCTCTCATTGTATCAACTAAATCAGCAATAAATTGTAAACGTGTTTCATTTGTTACTAAAAATGTTTGTTCACCTGCGTAAGTTGAAAACACATTTGTTTCTTGTGTTTGTACAACATTAACATGACAATTTGCAAGTACACCTTTGTCTTGCAATTCACTTGCTGACAATGTATTGATAACTTCACCAAGACTTGCTTGTAATGATGCTTTCTCATAATCTTCTTTTGGTATCGTTCCTGTAAGCCCCCAACGTATTGGAACTGTAGCAAATGGCCCTGTTAATAGTGTTTTAAGCACGTCTGCTTTGGCTTGATGTACTTCATCTACCATAACACATACAACACCATGTAAGAAGTCGCCTATGTTAACTTCTGCTTCAAACTTTTTAGTTTTCTTTAACATATTGTTTAAACTTTGCCAAGTACAGATTGTGTGTTGTTTATCAAATTCTTTACGCTCGCCATAATAAACACCAACATCTAGTCCAAGTGTTCTGTAATCACTTTCTGTTTGTGTAACTAGACTCTTGTTTGGAACAATTACAATTGACCTTCCATATGATTCAACTAGTTGAGATAACGTTGCTGTGATAATTGTTTTACCAGCCCCTGTAGCAATTTCTTGTAGGCATTGTGGATTTTCTAAAAATTTGTTAATTGTTTCAACTTGATAATCTCTAAGTATAATAGGTTGTCCTGCCTGAGGATGCTTTGGTCCCCATGTTTTTCCAAAGTGTATGCTTTCATCTATTTGGTTAAATTTAAATTCATGCTGATTTCTGTTGTCTTCAACATCAATTTCGTAATCTTGATCTTCAATAATTGGAAGTATCCTGTCTAGTAAATTTAAATACGTTCGGCCTCCTATATCACAGAAACGAATATTTCCGTCCCATCTACCTAACTTATACGCAGGCAAATGGTATGCATAGGGTAAAAAGAATTTTAGTTTATCAGAAATTTTACGCCTTGTAATAACATCAAGACCTTCAAATTTCACATTGACTTCATCTTTAATAATTAATTTCGCAATCTTTGACATAACACTATAATAACTGATTTAAAACAAAAATGCAAGAGTTTTACTCAAAGTTATGAATAATTTGTCCTCTAATATCAACTGGTAGTTTTTGATAATACCCTTGCTTGTGTATTAACAAGATAATCTGTCGCAAACGATTGGTATATTTTTCACCAAGCTCACTCCATGCAACCAAAAACTGAGATAATGTTGTTGCGTTTGTGTATCCATAAAGGTTAATTTCCCATGCTCTAGCATTTCTAAATTCTTCATAAGCAGGATGATTATTTAATATTTGAATGTAATCTTCAATACATAAACACATATTAGAATATTTTTTTACACCCCATGGAGAATCAGGACGTTTTTTTGCTTTCATATGTGGCACATTGTCTAAGTCCCAAGTCCTAATTCCAAAATAATTATTACCTTCTTTGGCAAATCTTGACTGGCCCCATGCACTTTCATATGCCGCCATTGCTACAACTAAATCAAAAGGTACCTGTCTTTCCAACGGATATCTTTTGTAATCACTATAAAAATTTTTAACACATTTGAAAATTTGATTTACAAACTGCTCGTTATTTTCAATAGGCTGATCATAATAATCAGTCTTTTTTTCTTTGGCTATAGTTTGAGGGAAACTTACTATAGATATTAAAGAAAAAATCAATACTACTATTAATGATTTACAATATCTCATATAATATAATAGCATATTTACCTATTTTGTCAAAGGTTATTTTGCTAAATAATAGTATGAAAATCAACGATTTTATTGGAGAATGGAAAGGTAAAGTACCTAGTTCTGTGTGCAGAAGTGATAAAAAACTTGGTGCATCTGATGAAGCCAGTTGTAAATCACAGGGTTTACGTTCTCGAGATAGTGGTAAAAAACACGATGGAAAAACCCTAAGAGGACGTAAAGTACGTGGCCAAAAATATGGCGGTCCTCTTAAAGATTATTCTTAAACTTGTTTTTTAACTTATATAACTCTTCGTTAAGTTCTTTTATTTTTTTGTACAGTGAGTATTTTTCTTTAACTTCATCTGCTACAGTTTTTTTTAACAATTGAACTTGATCTTCTTTTGTAAGTAACGACCTACGCATTTGCTCCATAGGATCAAGCTCGTGGTTCTTAAAACCATATTGTTTTGTCTTATCTTGTGTTTTTGCTGTATAGTTCTGCGTCATCTAATCCTGCTACCCTTAATTTAACAATGTTGTTGATTTGAAATTGTTTAGCATCAATGGCTTTTAACAAGCCAAGATACTTATTACGCACAAGAGCAAATTCATTTATAAGTTGGCTCATAGTAACAACTTCATCCTCACCATCAATATACTTTTCAGCATCTCTTGATGTTAAAGCTCTTTGGTATGCTTCTAAGAACTTTTTATAATGCCTTGCTCGTGTCTTACGTAATTCTATATTAAGATGTTCTAGTATGGCTTCAATTTCTTGTAACTGATTAAATCTATGTTCAACTACACCAGGTATCTGTGAAGCATTCCGTTCAATATTTCCAGAAAGTCCTGCTTCTTTTCTAGCCTCGTCTAGTTCTTTTAGATAGTAATCAATACAATCAGGTAACTTACCTAGATCTTTTGAAACTAAACCATACCAGTTAATCATTAATAGTCCTCATCTTCGTCTTCGTTATAAGGATCTTCGTTTTCTTCCATTTCTCCATATACTTCATTATATGCTTCATGCAAATGACTTGAATGTGAAAACACTTCTCTCCAGTCTGATTCATCTGCACCATAGTCATCAATCAAAGTCACATAGGCAATGGCCGCATCCAATCTATCTTTTGCTGGTACATAGTTTTTCAACTTGTCCCATGCTTCAATTAATATCTGAATGTCTTCTGTCATTTTATGCCTCCGCTTCAGCAGTTTGTTCTGCTCCTACCTCCGATTTGACATTATTCCATTCTGCCATTATAAGATCAAGATTTTCACCTGTCCAATCTTTTCTATAATGCTTATGTTCTTTACCAAATCGGTCAACATACTTGAGTCTATTACCTTCTTTAACTAGCAATCCTTTTTTCTCACAAAGATCAACTAAACCACTATACGGATCCATTCCTGCTTCATATGGAATTTTTACCTGTACACTTTCAAATGGTTTGTTAAATCTTGTTTTCATTACTTTGACTGCTGATCTAATACCAGTAACATCTGATATCTTGTTTCCTGCTTCATATGGAATTTTTACCTGTACACTTTCAAATGGTTTGTTAAATCTTGTTTTCATTACTTTGACTGCTGATCTAATACCAGTAACATCTGATATCTTGTTTCCTGCTTCATCCTCTTTTAGTTTTAATTTTTTCATAGCAACTACAACTGAACTTGCATATACAAATCCTTGTCCGCCGCTAATCTTGTCATCTGGATCAAACATATCTTGTGATGCATATGTGTGATTTGTACAAACTAATCCTAAATTTAATTCAGCAAACATGTTAACACAATTTCTTACAAGTGCTGTTAAGGCTTTTGGTTTTCTACCCATATCACCTTTCATATCACCTTTTTCAAATTGTGCAACATCTGTTGGAGTTAACAACATACCTAATGAATCAATTACAAACATAACTTTTGGTCTTTCACTTTGTTCTAAAGATCCATAATCATTTCTGTAATTTGTTACAAACTCAGAAATAGTTTTTGCTACATCATCAATCATTGCTACGTTAATACGCATTAATTTCTCTGGGGATGTATCTACTTCAAGTGCTTGTAACCAATTTTCATCTAATGCATTTTCTGAATCAAAAACAATACAAAATATGCCTTGCTTTTGTGCATTTTTAATAATGTTACCAGAAGCAATCAAACTCTTACCAGAACCTGATTCACCTGCTAACATTGTTACACGACCTAGTGGTATACCTTTATTAAAGTCGCCACTAATCAAATAATTTAAGCAGTAGTTTCCTGTTGATATCCATGTGTCTGGATCAGAATCAAAACCTGTAGAAATACCACCAATGCTTTTTGTTATTGACTTTCTAAATTTGCTTACGTCAAATGGTCTTACCATAATTTCTCCTTGTTTGTAGTAGTGCATAGTTGCCTATGCACTAATACTATATACGTTTTTATTTGCTTTGTCTAGCTCTGATCATTGCCAAAATATCATCTGCTGATGCTTTTGACTTGTCTTCAGTTGCTGTTGCTGTAGCAGTTGCCACTTCTGGCTGTGCCGCAGGTGCTTCTACTTTTGCTTCTGTAACAGGTGCCGCAGTTACTGGTGCTTCTGCCTGTGGAGCAGGAGCAGTCGTTGCCGCGGATTCTGTTCTAGTTTTAGTAGTGTTTGCACTGTTTGATGCCATGCCTGCTGGTCTGTAGTACTGACCAAACCTGCTTTCATCATACAACTCACCATCAACAGATGCTTTAAACATTTCTGCAATAATTTTTACTTCTTCTGCAGAAGGTTTCTTAGGAAGATAATCACCTAGATTATGTAACCCATGAGAGTCAATTGCTGATCTTTCACTATCACTCACTGATCTTTCTTTGAAAGACCAAGTTGAAGTTGAATAATCTGCATAACCACCTTTTTGAGTTTTGGTTAATTTAAAGTCTCTACCTTTATCAATATCAGTTGGCAGATCTTCCATATCTGGATTCATCAATGCTGATCTAATAATGTTAAAGATTGACGGATTAATTACAAAACGTCTAATTGGATTCTCTGGTGTTGAATCTTCTTCAAGTGGAGAGTTAACAACAAAGCCTTGGAAAATGTAAGAACGTTTTTTCCAATATTTTCTACCCATGTCTTCTAAACTTGGATCTTTAAACCATGGACGAATTTCACTTAATACTGGACATGGTTCTCCCCACATCTCCATACAAGGAACTTGTACCATAGTTGGTTTTGCTTCAGACTGACCTTTGATACCAGCGAATGGTAATCTAATCATTTGTCTTTCAACCCAAAAGAAAGTATTGTCAGGATCTTTGTCTGCTAAAAATCTTAGTGTTGCTGTTGTGCCTTCAGGAATGTTCCAGAACGGATAAATTGCGTTGTCGCCTCCTGAACTATTTGGTGAACGTTTTACTTCTTGTTCTTGAAGTTTTGCTCTAATTTCTGCTAGAGTTGCCATATTATTTTCTCCTATATTAGCCTATATTAGCCTTTGTTAGTATATGTTAGCCTATAATTAAATAATGCTTTTAACATTATTTACTATTATATTTATTATTTTTGGTTTTGTCAAGTGATTTTTTAGAGAAAAAGAACCATAGCATAGGAGCCTTAGGTTCTTTTGTTGGGAGGTGTTTACTAAAGACCTGCTAGGTCTTTAATTCTTTGAATTTCTGGATTTTCTGTTGCAGTTTCATTAATATTGAACCCTGCTTTATCTAAAGCATCAACAGTAGCATCTCTATCAGCCATAGTATGGATAACAATACCACCTTGTTTCATTTCATCTGGCTCACATT